CTTCAACAAAGTCACCAGGTATCCAAGAGTCATTTGTCGATGCGTTATAGTCCAAGTCATATTCTTGAGCAAATAACACAGGGTCAACAGTGCGCTTTTTCTTCTCGTACCATTCTTTATCTTTGCGCGGGTCATCTGACCAATGGAACGAAAAAACAGGTATTTCACCGCCCATGCGCTTACGGTAAAACAGATTGCCGTTACCGTTTACGCTAGACATATCAATTTTACAGTTTGACGTTGCGCTTAGTGCAGCATCGACAATCTCTTGACGTTCGTAATGTGCCGAATTGTGAGTAGGGATACAGCCTTCCGTGATGTATAAGCCATCATCAGAATCAATAGAAATACAGCGAACAGGCTCTTTTCGTCCTGTTTTTTTAATACAAATTATTGACCGTTCAATCGTATTATTGCGACTCTTATAAATATCAAGTTTTCTTTTTAAGATGAAAGGCTCAAACTCAGCAGGTAATATAATAAACAATACATACTGGTCTCTATATCCTCGTTTATCTTTTTTGATTTTCATTGTTGCATAGCCGCCTAGCGACTCAGCCAAAAAACGAACATCTTCAGCAAGCATTTTTGAACTTGTGTAATACGCAGCAGAACCGCCACTTTTACCTGCACTACCATCCGTATCCATTAAACCTTGTAATAGTGCCAATCTATCTTCAATGCTTGAATACTTGTATGCAGCAGGAATAAACTTTTCCCATGACCTTTTTCCTGCAATACCAACATCTACAATCGCTTGGCGTATTCTGCTTTTATGCTTCCAACCCATGCGGCCACGAACATCATTTAGACGATAAGTAATGCCTTCTTTTTCACGAACAAATGAGCAGTAATCTGGCAATTTAGACTTAAAGTAATCTGCTAAATCTTCATCAATGCTAGTCAATTTAGGTGAGCTTTTAGGTACTTGCGATACGCCACCATCCCCAATCAATGCGCCGACAACGTACGGATGTAACGGCAATTCTCTTTTTTCAAAGTTAACTGGCGCGATTAAAGGCATCCTGTATCTGTATAAAATTTTACCTTGCGGCGAAATGTATTTATAACGCTCACACATTTCATTTGTTCTTGTTGTAACTGTTTTTCTTTTCCCGATTACCTCATTAACGGTCCATAAATGATTAGGACTACATTCAACCACCGTACCATCACTAAAAGTTACATCGTACGTCTCAAATTCTCCACAATCATTAATGTGTGTGATGTTTTTTTCATCGCCATTAATGCCAATAACTTTATCATTCATTGTCAAATCACCCATAAGTACCCATCCGTTAGATGTTAGCACTTTTGATGATAGTATTAAAGCCTCGTCCTTGAAGTAAAGTGATGACCTGCCACCACGCCCAATGTTATCGCCTGCTTCACCTTTGATAACCGAACCATTATCGTTATTGACTATACAAAGATGCGTCCTTGTTTGGTCTTTTGGCCTGAACTCAATCGGCAATCCTGCAATGTACGCTTGTATTTTCCAGAATATAGAATCAGGGTCGCCGTTCTTATCGACTAAATCTTCTTTACGCGAACCAAAGCCGACAACAGTGCCGGGATGAAAAAAGGTTATCCAATGGGCAATGGCCGCAGCCAGCCAAGTCATACCGATGTCGCGTGACTTCTCAATAACACCATCGTCTCTACTTTTCCAACGTGCAACCACCCAATTAACAAGCTCAATCTGTTTAGGGAATAAGACAAAAGGGAAATTAGTAGGGCGGCCACGCTCGGCATTACGCGGGTCAAAGGTCATGCCCCAATCATTGATAAACTCAGCGGGGTGCGTTTTGTAGAACTCAAGAAGGCCAGCCAATGCACCTTCAGTCGTGCGAATGGTATGCAAACGCTCGGCACGTTTTTTATAGACAGCTTGATAGTCAGGATTTTTAAAGTCGAATAAAACGTCAGTCATTGCTAGTCCGTTTTAATAGTGCCGCCATTGATTAGTAGATTATAGGCTTCTTCGGGAGTCATTACTGTTGTGTTGACTTGAATAGCGCCACCGTTTGCGCCTGTGTGTTCTTGTACGTTTGTCTCTTTCCAGCCCGCTTGCGTCTTTAAGAAAAAAATCATGCCAGTCATGTTGCCGTCTTTGATTGACTCCATTAGTTTATTGGTCACTAATGCGATGCCTTTGGCTTTTCCCCTTTTAATAGCGTCCGTAAAATCCGTATTTTCTTTTTTTCTTTTGGTTAGTGTTGATTCGCTTATACCCAACGCTGCCGCTATCTGTTCCTGCGTCAAACCATTAGCCGCCAATGACTCGACCTGTTTTAAATCAATGTGGATTTTTGGCTTGGTTATCATTTAGCAACTCGTTATATGTTTTGCCGTTTGATTCTAGCGTGGCCTGTTTGCCTGTGAAGTCCTGCCAGCGTTTAATGATGACATCGCAGTATTTAGGGTCTAGTTCCATGAGATAGGCTTTGCGGCCTGTTTTTTCGCAGGCGATCAGGGTCGAGCCAGAGCCGCCGAACAGGTCAATAACCAAGCTGTTCTTGTGATAGGTGTCAAGAATGTCGACTATCAGACTCACGGGCTTTTCGCAGCTATGGATCGTCTTATGCACCTTGGCGGCATCCCATACATCAGCGGGTGCTTTGCTCGGGTAGACGGGTTTGCCGTTCAGGCACAAGTAGAAAGGCTCATGCTTGGGTCGCGAGTAGTAGCCAATGCCGAAGTTGTTCTTGACCCAGATGTGCATCGCCTGAATTTTGAAAAACTTGCTTATCGACGCCTCGAAAGCGCCAATCTTAGGCCATCCCGTCCAGATGAAGGCGTATGTATCAGGCTTCATGCTGGCGAGGGCGGCAGCAAACACTGCGTCAAGGAACTCATTGAAGGCCTCGCCCTCAAGCGCATCGTTCATGATCTTGCCATGCGTGCCGCGCTGCGGAGCAAAGTCAATGCCGTATGGCGGGTCTGTGAACACCATATCCGCCTTCTGCCCATCCATCAGCCTTTCAACCGCATCAATGCTCGTACTATCCCCACACATCAACCGATGATTACCCAACAGCCAAACATCGCCCAACACAGTTACAGGGTCATCCACTAACTCAGGCACTTGGTCTTCATCAACAAGTCCTTCTGTAGTTTCACCACCCATCAGCAAAGCTAATTCATCATCACTAAAGCCAATCAAGCCCAAATCAAAATCTAACTCTTTCAACTGCTCAAGTTCTATTTTAAGCAACTCGTCATCCCATCCCGAATTAAGAGCTAGTTTGTTGTCAGCAATAATGTAAGCCTTCTTTTGTGCCTCGCTTAAATCACTTAGCGTAATCGTCGGCACTTCATCCATTTTCAGCTTTTGCGCTGCCATGATTCGGCCATGGCCCGCGATAATGCCGCCTTGCCCATCAATCAAAACAGGATTAGTAAATCCAAATTCTTTTATGCTTGATGCAATCTGCAAAACTTGCTCGTCACTGTGCGTTCTTGAGTTGTTGCAGTAAGGGATTAGCTCTTTAATTTTCTTGTAAGCAATAGTCAATGCCATAATTTCACCATATCTCAAATGCCTGTTTTCTGTTTTTGCTATCTCTAAAGCTGATATGCACCCAATCATCATATTCTAAAATCAATTGGTCATACTCGATATTACTTAGCTTAATCATAGCCCAAATCTGACGCGGTGTGTAAGCAATCGCTTTAAAGTCTACCGCCTCACCTTTTAAGTGCTGGCTTGTATCACTTGAGCCTACGCCTCTGTTTACTTTTAAGCAACGATAACCCGAAGTTACGATAATTGGTGTGTTTAATAACTCTCTAACAGCATCAAGTTTTTTAGCTGTTATTGTAAGTTTGGCAAGTATTTTAGCGTCTGGCGTGTTGTCTATCTTGTGCCGTGTTGCGTAGTCACTCGCAATCATCTCTTTTAGCGTAAAGTATTTAGATAATTGGCTCATCTCATACCCTCAATTAACCAAAAAACTAAATAAACGCACCAGGTAGCAAAACTGATTATTGCACAAATGCCCAATACTAAACACATCTGCAAAAACAGCTTTAAAGCTCTCATAGCATAAACAACAATAAAAACGGGCATACTGCCACGGCTACAATTGTACACAACACAAATATATCAGCATTATCATTTTTTGCGCCACTCTTTAAAAGACTGTTTAAGTTTTGGCAGTGCAATAATTATCTGTATGACAGTATAAAGCAATGTTGCCATGATTAGCCAATCTTGTAACTGCACCCCTGTCACTGTCAAACCGCTAACAATAACAGGGGGGGACACTTTAGCGACGCCATAACTGCCATAGTTAACCCATTTTCTAAGTGTTGTCGATGGTTATCTAAATTATTAATCATTTTGGTGTATTCTCAGCCTTAAACACGCCAATTAAACCTAAAACAATTAAAGGTATGCCATTAGCATAATCGCCCTTTAAACACTCACCTATACCCTGAAATACTGCTCCTATGCCCAAATAACTGCTTGGCTCTTTTAATCTGTCTTTTAAATCGTGCATGATACACCCCTAAACTTAAAAATATGTTAACAAAACTATAGCATACTCTTAAATTTAGGCAATAAAAAAGCCGACTCAGTGAATCGGCTATAAAGAACGTCCGTGTTAGCTGAGTGTTACTCGCCTAAACTGTAGTGATTAGCATCTTTAAACCGACCGCCCCAAGTACCGCCTTTAGACTCCCACCATTCACCTAGTTTTCTGTGGTCTTCTGTACTAGATAAAAACTTACCATCTTTAAATAGATTCAAGTCAATCGCTAATCGTTTTTTGTGAAATGAATTAGCCGCGCCATAACCTTTTTTTACGCCAAAATCACCATGCAAACGCGGGTCTCTAAACGCATCGCCTAGAGTGACTTCATATCCTAATTCATACGCTTTTAGTATTAACTCTGCTGCCATTTTAGCAAATTTAGATTGCTGTTCTCGTAGTGTCATAATCAAAACTCATGTAAAAATCTAATGATTTCGCGCTCGATTCTATAGCGCATTTCTTGAGTAAACCATGATTTTTTATCTAATTCTCTAATTAACAAAATTAGGTCATCTTGTGACTTAACACTGTCAAAGTTGTGCGTCATCATAACGCGCCCTGTTAGTCCGCTTGTAAAAATCAGATTAGTACCGCAAACATCAAGCGTAGCACCCTCAAAAACTGTATTCATGATTGCTGACTCGTTATAGTTTTAATTAACTATAGACTAATCATCTAACAATTCAACAAATAAATAATCCATTAAGACTTCCCAAAAAACTTATTTTTGCTTCTGTCGTAAATAATTCGTATATTCGGGAATCCTATTTTAGAATCCATTTCAACACCACACGCCTTTAGCACTTCTAGCGCGTAGTTTATTGTCGGTATATGTGTTCTATTCTCAGCCTCGACCTGTAACCAATCCTCCGCCGCCGTTGCTGTTCTATGACGACAAACGCGCTCAAGGTCGCTTATGGCTTGCCAAATAGCGTAATCTCTAATTATATCGCTGGACTCTGCCAAACACCTTGCTTGTTCTTGAAACGAATCACGCTCTCTGTGCAGTCTGTCTAAGTCGTTTTTTAACGCATTGATGCGTTCCGAATCACTCATAAACGGGCTACCAGTTTCTAACCAACGCTCCCCACACAATTCATTTGTCATAACACTAACTCCAAGGCTGACTCAGGATAAATCTGTACACTACCTGCATGAGTTTCTGACTCGACTGCATAGCCAGTGGGTGTTAATTTTGTGCTATACCACCCGACAATGTAACCCTGCCATTCGCTACCTGATTTTTTTCTCACAAGGCTACCAAACGCGAATTTTCCGCTACTGCTTTTGTTTTTATCAGCTAAAAAAGGCAACTCTAACGACTCCTCTATTTTTAACCACGCCCAAAATGCAACTTCTAACGTGCTTGGTGTTTTACGGTGTGGACACTCGGTCATAAATGCTAAAAATTCTTGATAACGTGGGTGCATTTGCACTGGCAAGTTATTCATTGCTCTAACTCCCTCACCCAAGAATCAACAATTTTTAACGCATAAGCTAAACGCTCCTCGCCCCCGTGAATCAGATTGCTGATAAAATCAAACAATCGCTTATCAAACTCATAATCTTTGTAATAATCGTACAATCTCGTATAAACCACGTCTAAGTCATACGAATAATCAGGCACGTTATTGCCTCTCTGTAAGCGTTTTATTTCTCGGTTGATATACCACTCACATTTTTTTAAATCTTCGCGTGTACACCCCTTATCGTTCGCCCTCCATGCGTATTTAATGGCATTCGCCCTATTGCACATCAGATGCTCGGTTATCTCAATACATTCAACGCCGCTCGGGTGGCTTTTGTAGTGTTTTGGGTTGATTGCGTCATTCATTTATTTTTACCCCTTTTTTGTATTCTAACGCTTCGTGTAGAGTTAAACCTTTTGCCATTCTTCCGTACACCGTGCTTGACGGTATGCCACTTGCTAAAATTAATTGATTGTTGCTGTATGGGTTATAACCAAAGCGTTTTTTGCCACGCCACACGATGCGATTATCTCTAATAAATCGCGCCAATGTTGTAACAGCAACATCTAGCAAATACGCACTTTTACCAATGCTTAGCTCTTGCTCCTCTACTTCCATTACTTGCTCAAGAGTCAATTTTTTAGGCATCATTTTGAGCTACCTATCGCGATTGCTTGCTCTAATGTTAATCCCATGACATTGATTCTATAATGAATCGTACCTTTGCGCATTCCACTTCTTTTTATTCGTTGTAACGTGCTGTCAGGGTTTACCTCGCGTTTTCTAAAACACGGTTTTTTGCCGCTCCACTGGATATTGTTTTTTTTAATAAACCGCCAAAGTTTAGGCATACTAACGCCAAGTAAATAAGCACTTTTATTTATTGACAGTCCGTGCTTTTCAACCTCAAGCACTTTATCCATTGTTAGTTTAAGAGCCATTTGCTTAACCTCATTACAGTTAAATCATTCGTAAAAGATTGTGGCAGCGAGTGAATGACTCTCGTTTTCGTCCCGTCAGACTAGCCACAAATTCGTTGTGATTCTTAACCCGTTTATAGCCCAGTGAGTCAACCTGGTTGATAGGCGTACTTAATTAGCCTCGCTTTGTCGATTATAGCAAATAGCTTTTGTTAAGTTAGGCCAAAAGACCAAAATGATGCTGTCAATTTAGTCCATTTATAGAATTAGCGCAATGTTTTGAAAATTAGCGCAATGATTAGCGCAATGTAACATTGCGCTAATTTGTGTAAGTTATTGATTTTACCAATGTTTTTTATTAAATTAGCGCAATAGCGCAATAAAGTATAAATGTCCACACATGATAGATAAATATATTTATATACGCATAAATATATTTATATGTGTATAAGGAATGACAAAATTGCGCTTTTTAAGCTAACCGCGCTAATCGTTTTATAATCAATAACTTACGTTTAAACATTGCGCTAATTATTGCGCTAATTTTATAATTCAATGGTCTAGTCAAAAAAAAGGCCACTAAAAAGTGGCCTCTAATCTCAAAACGGTATTTCGTCAAAATCACCTTTAAAAAATAATATGACCTCTTTTTTAACAGACAGACTGTCGTTTTTGGGCGAATGTTTAAACCAAACATAATGCTGAGTATTTCTTTTTTTGATATAAACCCTTCGCCCATCAATCTGCGAGTACCCCATATCTGACAAAATATGCCCCAGCGTGCGTGTAGGTGGTAGCATATCACCGTCAGTTTCACATAGTTTAGCTAACCATGTTACGTCCAAAATACGGCCATTAACCACCGCACAATCGTGCTTATTGATTAAATCCTCAACCGAACATTGCTCAGGTGAGATAGTCGCTTGAAT